TAAACATTGGTGACCAAGTGCTTTTTGGAACATTGGCTAAAGAATACAAAGACGAATACTTGAAGTTTGAGGAATTAAACTTAGATGGTGAGCGTCATCTTAAAATGTCATGGCAAGATATTGCCGCAATACTGGAGTAATTATGAAACCTGGACTTTATGCAAACATCCATAAAAAACAAGAGCGTATCGAACGCCAAAAAGCAGAGGGTAAACCCGTAGAAAAGATGCGTAAAGTTGGTAGCAAAGGCGCGCCAACTGCACAAGCGTTTAAAGATGCGGCAAAAACGGCTAAAAAATGAAAAAGCACGACAAGCCCATAGAACACAAGACCACGGGTAAAGGTAAAACTTACAACCCAACGGACAAAGGTGCTGGCATGACGGCAAAAGGTCGTGCTGAGTACAACGCCAAAAACAACGCAAATTTAAAGCCGCCAGCCCCAAATCCCAAAACAAAAAAGGATGAAGGTCGCAAAGCGTCTTTTTGTGCGCGTATGGAAGGCGTGGTTAAAAACGCCAAAGGTCCCGCTGAACGAGCAAAAGCATCACTAAAAAACTGGAACTGCTAATGAACAAAGAACTAATTAACTTACGAATTCAAGACTTAATTTCTAAAGGTAAAGAATTGGAAATGCAATTACATCAAATTAATGGTGCAATTCAGCAATGTCAATGGACACTAACCGAACTGGAGAAAAGCGATGCCGCTCAAGAAGTCGACCAGCCCGAAAGCGTTTAAAGAAAACATCAAAGCGGAAATTAAGGCGGGAAAACCCGTAAAACAAGCCGTTGCTATTGCTTATGCTGAAAAACGCGAAGCACAAAAGACAAAAAAGAAGTGAAAGTCACACAAAAGAAAGTCACAGAACTAATTCCTTATGTAAACAACAGCCGTACCCACTCTGACGAACAAGTGGCACAAATTGCGGCAAGCATTAGAGAATTTGGCTGGACTAACCCAATACTGATAGACGGGGATAACGGCATCATTGCAGGGCATGGCAGGCTATTAGCCGCCCGTAAACTGCAAATGACCGATGTACCTACGATAGAGTTAAAAGACTTGTCAGACAATCAGAAAAAGGCTTACATCATTGCTGACAACAAATTGGCATTGAACGCAGATTGGGATAAAGACTTACTCAGATTAGAAATTGAAGAACTGGTCGCAGATGACTTTGAATTATCGAAACTAGGCTTTAATCAAGAAGAATTAGACGCATTGCTAGGCGAATTTGCGGCAGATGCTATTGAAGAAATAGACGAAGTAAACGAAGCGGTCAATTTCATAATAAAGTGTGAAAACATTGCACAAAAGGAAATAATTAAGGCTAAATTGGGCATTTCTAGCGAAAAAATTAGTTTTGATACATTTATTGCGTTTTTAGATGGCTAGTCTTTTAATCATTGAGACTGTGCCACGCGCAGAAAACCCGATAGATGCTCATGTGCGTAACGCCATAGCAATACAAAAAGAACTAAAGAAGTTGGGTCACACAGTAGATTTACTGTTTATCAATGAAAACTCGCGTAAATTTCAGAAGAAATACGATGTTGTCATGGTGTCATACGGCACACAATTCCCGTTTATTCACGAACTAGACAAGATAGAAGAAATAAACAAAGACTCTGCATGGGGCTGGCTGACAAACGAATATAACTTGTCACCCAATGGAATGTTTTACAAGATTTTTAAGAAAACAAGTTCATTCTTGCTGTGCAACTATGAAATAGGCGCGGTCAAATACAACTGTTTTGACAGAACTTATAGCGTCAATTTGAATACTTTGTTATTCAATGATATGCCCAAGACAAAAAAGACAAAAGACTTTATCTATTACGGCACTTACAGAACAGATAGAGAGAAATACTTTAAGAAGTATCTGCAAGGCGATGTGTACTTATCGACAAGCACAAAGAATCACAAGAAGTTCATGCACATAGGCTGTACAGCAAAGCCAATCATGAAATTTAGTTGGAACAAGCCCGCCCTGCTGAATTTCCGCTACTCCCTGTACATAGAAGATAGTTTTACTCACAACAACTTTAACAACTTAGCCAATCGCTTTTACGAAAGCCTAGCGTGTAGTTGCGTGATACTGTTTGACAAGTCATGTTTGGCTACGCTTAAGCAAGCGGGATTAACTGATTACGAACAATTTTTGATAAGTAATACGGAAGATTTAAAAAGATTTAGTGAAAAAAATTACGAAGATTTGCTTGGAATACAACAAAAGTGGAAGGACATAGTTATACTAGACAAAGTTAAGACAACTTATAGTATTTCAGAAATCATCACAGGAGAATCAAATGCAAGCAAAGCGCGACTTAATCAAACAAGCAATCATGAACAACGACTACAAGAAAGCAATTAGCATTGCGTCAAAGTTTCAAGGCAAAGACATGAACGAAATCAAAGACGCACAGTTAGCGTTTAGCAACCCATCTTTCTATCGTCAGATAGGTAAAAACCCTGACGCTGTGATTGAAAACGCAATCAAAGTTATGCAAGTTAAGTTTGCTTGAGTTAAGATAGCATAACAAATTCCCCTTTATAAAATGAATATCACACATGAGCCAACCGAAGAAAAGCGCAAACTGGTGGAAACCAGTAGTGGCTTTGGTTTACCTCATGAGCAGATAGCAACATTGGTCGGCATAGACGATAAAACGCTACGCAAGCATTACAGAGCAGAACTAGACTTAGGCAAGGCTAGGGCTAACAGACAGATAGCGGGCAAACTGTTTCAAAAGGCTACTGCTGGCGATACGACAAGTCTTATTTGGTGGACTAAAACACAATTACGCTGGTCTGAAACAACAAAACACGAAGTAACTGGTGCTGATGGTGAGCCATTAACAGGCATAAATGTAACTTTCCATAAGCCAGAATGAGCCAAGCCAACGCAGAATTTCCTGTGAAAATGGCTGGCCTGTTTGATAAGGCTAGATACAAAATCTACTATGGCGGTCGCGGTGCAGGCAAATCGCACAGCGTAGCAAAGGCTTTACTAATACTGGCGGCAAGAAGCCCTATTCGCGTTCTATGCGCTAGGGAATATCAAACTTCTATTCGTGATTCGGTACACAAACTACTGTGTGACCAAATCGAACTCATGAATATGCACAGCATTTATGAGATAACGCAAAACAGCATTAAAGGTAGAAACGGCTCAGAATTCGCATTTATAGGGCTAAAGAACAATGTAGCCAATGTAAAGTCATACGAAGGCATCGATATAGCGTGGGTTGAAGAAGCGCAAACTGTTAGTCGTATGTCATGGAATACCCTAATACCTACGATTCGTAAAGAACAAAGTGAAATCTGGGTCACATTTAACCCAGAACTTGAGACAGACGAAACATATCAACGCTTTGTTGTAAAGCCACCCGATAATGCGCTAGTTCAGAAAATTAACTGGTCAGATAACCCGTGGTTTCCCGAAACGCTTGCATTTGAGAAAGATGCGCTAAAAAGTCGTGACCCATCTTCCTATCAAACAGTCTGGGAAGGGCTATGTCGGCAGACAGTCGATGGGGCAATCTTTGCAAACGAAATGCAGTTAGCAGAATTAGACGGGCGTATAACAAAGGTCAATTACGACCCTACAAAGCCCGTACACGCCATTTTTGACTTGGGTTGGGCAGATAGCACAGCGATTTGGTTCTTGCAGTTCATAGGCATGGAAACAAGGCTAATTCGCTATGTTGAGGACAATCAACAAACAATTAGTCATTATTTGGCATTAATGCAGACATACGGCTATATGTACGACACGCTGTGGCTACCGCACGATGCACAGAACAAAACATTAGCCAGCAACGGCAAATCAATAGAAGAAATTGTTAGGTCTGCAGGGCATAAAACAAGAATTATTGAGCGAACACCAATAGTCGACAGCATTAACGCGGCTAGGACAATCTTTAGAAACTGTTGGTTTGATAGAGAAAATTGCTACGATGGTCTACAATGTCTCAGACATTACCGCTACGAGGTAGACCCAGAAACGGGTCAATTTAGCCGTAATCCTTTGCACGACCAGTATTCACATGGGGCAGATGCCTTTCGATACATCGGGCTAATGATTAACGAGCCAAAACCAAGGCGTAAGGTGCAGAATCAATATTATGGTCAGCCTAACAGTTGGATGGGATAGATATGGCAGATGACTTTGACCCAGTAATTACCGAGGCAGTTCAATTCCTCAAATTCTGCAATGACGCAGACACAATGAACCGCCAAGAGGCGTTAGAAGATTTAAAGTTTGTGTCTGGTGACCAATGGCCTGTGGAGTTACAAAATAGCCGTAACCTCGAATCACGCCCAGTTCTGACAATTAACAAGTTAGACGGGTATTGCCGACAAGTAGCCAATCAGCAACGCCAGCAACGCCCACGCATCAAAGTTCACGCTACTAATACGCATGAACAAATGGTGGAAGCGCAAGACATACAGGGCATTATTCGACATATTGAAGTCAATTCAAACGCTGACCACGCCTATGACAACGCTTTTGACTATGCTGTACGCATGGGCTGGGGCTATATGCGAGTACGCACAGATTATGTAAGCGAAGATTCATTCGACCAAGAAATCTACATTGACCCAGTTGATAACCCTTTTACAGTTTATTACGACCCTAACTCTATTGCGCCAGACGGCTCAGACGCAGAAAAATGCCTGATTACCACGATGATGCCAAAAGATGTGTTTCGGTCAATGTATCCAGACCATGACGATGGCACATCATTTACACAGCGCGGTACGGGTGACAGTCAATCAGAATGGATTACAAAAGAAGATATAAGACTTGCTGAGTATTACTACACAGTCAGAGAGAAGGCAAAACTTTATCTGTTAAGCGATGGTTCTTCTACTTTTGCAGATGACAAAGACTTCTTTAATCGCTTGTCTATGGCTGGCATAACAGTCATTGATACACGCGAATCGGTCAAAAAGACCATTAAGTACAAGAAACTAACTGCCATTGAAGTCATTGAAGAACGCGATTGGGCAAGCAAATACATTCCCATAATCCCAGTTTACGGACGCCATGTTGTCATTGGTGACAAGCGTAAGAAGTTCGGCATGGTGCGCTATGCTAAAGACAGCCAGCGTATGTATAACTTCTGGCAAACCTCTATTACCGAATCCATCGCTCTTGCGCCAAAGGCAAAGTGGGTTATGGCTGAAGGACAAGACGAGGGACACGAACAGGATTGGGCGCAAGCAAACATCAAGTCTTTCCCGTTGTTGCGCTACAAACAAACGGATATTGAGGGAAGAACAGCACCTCCACCTCAGAGACTGCAACCAGAACCACCGCCTGCTGGCACTATGGCGGCGGCGGCTATCGTTTCAGACGATATAAAAGCCATTATGGGCATCTTTGACCCTGCCCAACTAGGTCAAGGCAACATATCTGGTAAGGCTCTGAATGGTCAGCAACAACAAGTTGACTTAACAAACTACGACTACTACGACAATCTGACTCGCTCTATTGCTCATGTCGGTAAAGTTATTCTTGATTTAATACCCAAAATTTACGACACACAACGCATTTTGCGAATCATTGGCGAAGATGGTAAACCTGATATGTTGCCGCTTAACCAGCGCGATGCTATTGGCAACATCATGAACGACACACAAATAGGTCAATATGATGTGGTTATGGAGACAGGACCAGGCTACAACAGCAAGCGTCAAGAAGCAGTCGATGCAATGATGCCTTTGCTTGCGAAACCAGAATTGTTCAATATTGCTGGCGATTTGGTGTTTAGGAATATGGATTTCCCTGGTGCCGATGTTATTGCAGACCGCCTTGCCGCATCAAATCCTCTCGCGCAGATTGACGAAAAATCGGATATACCGCCACAAGTACAGATGCAATTAGCGGCGGCTAAACAACAAGTGCAACAAATGCAACAAGAAATGCAAGCAATGCAAGTCATGATGCAACAACGCGGTGACATTGAGAAAGTTAAGCAAGACGCAGAAACTAAGCGCGTATTAATGAAAGAAACCAACCGCGCACATGAAATTGAACTAAGCGACCAAATGCACCATGCTGATATGCAAATGAAAGTGCAAGCCCAAGCGCAAGATACAGTAATGAAAACGCAAACTCAACTAGAGATTGAGAAATACAAGGCGCAAGTGGCAATACTGCTTGCAAAGATGGACAAGGCGGCACTTCATGTCTCAAGTGCAGAAGCAATAGAAAGGGCTATCTAATGCCAACAGTAACAAGTGCTAATCGTGAAGAATTTAACGAGAAAGAAATGGTTAAAAAAGGGCTTTTGAAGAAAGAAAAGCCTGTTGACGAACAATTTGAGCGCGTCAAAAACCATCCTAAATATGCAATGCTTAAAGCCAAAATGGGCAAAAAAGGTGCAATGGATGCCATTCTGAAACAACTTAACGATGCTCAGTAATTGACTGTGCAATGAATTAGTGGTAAATTTGCCACCAAACCTTACCGATAAGGTATATCGGGTTAATTCTTAGGGAAACCTATGTCAGAGAAAGAAGCGGGTCAAGTTTTGACCAGCGAAAACTCGGCAGAGTTTTATGCAAATAGATTAGGTTTAGCCGACCAACCCGAAGTTGAGGCTGTGCAAACAGAGCCAACAAAAGAAGTTGAGGAACGGAGTGAACCAGAATCGGAAGTAAAAGAGCAAGAGGAAAAGCCTAAAGCAAATCCGAAACTCGAAAGACGATTTTCTGAGATAACTAAGCAACGCGAAGAAGCGCGTAAAGAAGCGCAACAAGAGCGTCAAGCAAGGGAAGCCTTAGAAGCCCGTTTAGCGGCACTTGAGAGACAGCCTGCGCCACAAGCACAGACAGTAGACCAAGAGCCACAGCCAAGTCAGTTTAACGATGCGTTTGAATATGCAAAGGCTCTAGCAGAGTACACAGCAGACAAACGAATCGGTGAAATGCGTAAGCAAGATGCAGAGGCTAAAGAAGCACAAGAGCGTCAAAAGGTCATTGACCAATGGGCAAACAAAGTGCAACAAGCCAAAGCGTCATTGCCAGACTTTGACGAAATCGTTGCATCTAGCGATGTTGTCGTAAATGACGATATACGCGATGCGATTCTTGAGAGCGATGTAGGACCACAAATCCTTTACCATTTGGCTGAGAATGACGAAGTAGCAAAGAAAATCGCAGGCTTGAGTGCTAAACAAGCGTTAAGAGAGATTGGAAAACTTGAGGCAAGGTTTGAGGCAAAGGAAACTACGCCACAATCCGCACCGATTACTCGAAGTAAAGCACCAGCGCCAATTAATCCGCTGAGAGGGTCTAACCCTGCTGATACGCCCATGTCCGCCAATGGCGAATGGCATGGAACATTTCAAGCATGGAAAGAGGCTCGCAAGGCTGGAAAGATTCGCTAAACCTAATCTTTTTTAATTTTTAAGGAAATGAAATGGCTAATAATTTATTGACCATATCGAAAATCACCAACGAAGCGTTGATGGTTTTGGAAAACGAGTTAACTTTTACTTCAGAAGTTGACCGCAATTATGATGACCAATTTGCGGTTGTCGGTGCAAAGATTGGTAACACAGTCAATGTCCGTAGACCAGGTCGTTTTATTGGAACTACGGGTCCCGCGTTGAATGTGGAAGATTTTAACGAGACTTCAGTTCCCGTTACTTTGTCAACCCAATTCCATGTGGACACACAATTTACGACACAAGACTTGGCTTTGAGCCTTGATATGTTTAGTGACCGCGTGTTGAAGCCTGCCGTGGCCGCCATTGCCAACAAGATAGACCGCGATGGTCTGGCTATGGCTACTTTGCAAACTGCCAACATTGTTGGTACTGCTGGTACTCCTCCAACTGGTTTGATTACTTATCTGACCGCTGGCGCTTACCTTGATTCTGAAGGCGCACCGCGTGATGGTCGTAGAAGTTGTATCGTTGAGCCGTTTACATCTGCCACTATCGTGGACAGTTTGAAAGGTTTATTCGTACCACAACAAGCGATTAGCGACCAGTACCAAAAAGGTTTGATGGGTCGTGATTCTGGCGGTATGAATTGGAAACTTGACCAAAATGTGGTTGCACAACAATTTGGTAACAACAGCACAACTACTGTTACTGGCTCTGTCGCTACTACTACTGCTACTGGATTCTTGACCTCTGGTTGGGCATCTTCAAGCACTATTACTGTTACAGCCGCCAATACTGGTACTTTAAATCTCACCGCTGGTGATGTATTTACTATTGCTGGTGTATACGCTGTTAACCCACAAAACCGCCAAGCCTACGGTTCTAACAAGTTGCGTAACTTCGTTGTGAAAACAACTGTTGCTATCGCATCTGGTGCCTCTGGCTCTGTCGTTGTGTCCCCTGCTGTGATTACTGCTGGTCAGTTCCAGAATGTGTCTATCCCGACAACTTCTGCTACTGCCGCAATCGCTCAGTTCAACAGCACAGGCGTTGTTTCTCCACAAAATATCATCATGCACAAAAATG